TGAGTTTTACTGCACATTATGTTTCACATAACGTTATTGTTTCACATCACTGTATACACAGAAGATTGCCCGTTGTACACGGGACTTTTTGTCGTATTCCTTAACCATAGGCGTAGAATATTGAGCGCCAGAACAGACTCTTTTTGGTAGTCCATCCCCTTGGCGCCTTGCCTGAATAGATGATCTCCAGCCATCTTTTCTGATCCTTAGAAAACCACCCTTCTTCAGGAACAGGATAGCTTGTTTGATAATAGTCCATGAACTCACAGAACTGCTTATCCCACATGGCACCACCTAACCACAGGCCGACGAGGCGAGTGAATGACACGTCGAGCGATAACACGCTCGACTCTGGATACAACGCAAGCGAAAACCATTCATCTGTACTCCGGTGCACCCTTCCGCTACGATACTTGGTACCCAGGAGCTTGAACTCTGCTGGGTCTTCAGTTTTCTCGCACTTCTCCGGTCTTATCACCATTCCAGTAGGTACACAATCGTCCTTCGCCACTTCCAGATCGAACTGGTCGTTAGAACGAAACGCACTGTCGTCGCCCAGTACCTCAGGTTTCGGGATCTTCACACTTTGGCAGTCTGCAAGATAGTCAATTAGGATGTTATTCACAACTGAATCGATAATCTGCGTCCACCAAGATCCGGAAGGTACACCACGATACTTTCGGAACATTCTTCCATCAGGCATCAAGATAGGCGTATTTATAAAATACCACACCATGGCATCCCAGACGTTCTTCCATTTTTGCGCGTCAACCTTATTCACTGGCTTTCCTTCGAATGTTTCAAAGTTTATGTTTTGTTTCACAATATCAAAAGCCGTTCTGATCAACCACGCTGGAACCTTTGAATCAAAGGCGCTGAAATCGATTCCATATAGTGTTTCGCCTTCCCTCAAGTTACAGCACCATTCGGTGTACAAGCGCTGAGAACTCTTCCCGTTCAACATTGGTGAGTTTGGATCGCTCATATAGTCACGATACATCAAAGGAGCGTAAAAACCTTCGACACACAACATCTCTGCAGGGTAAATCCATATCAGGCGCGTTTTCGGGTCATCCCTGTCGGACATGCCCCCACGCTGACCTGCCAAGCAAGGAGGGAACCTCATCTTGGTTGGATCAAATCTACTTCTTCCATCTTGTTTCATACGATGACCTAGCCATCTAGCTTCAGAATAGATTTCTTCCATCACATCACCCTTCTTTGATCCCATGAAGGTAGATCCAGCTGACGTATCACGCCTCAAGAACTGACCGACCTCATGCCAATCAAGCGGTTCACGCTTATAAGGTAATTTGAAAGCTTTCTTCGCCTTTGCGATGGCACGTCGCATAGACGATTTCTGTTGACTAGACAAGTCATCGAATCCGCACCTTTCGCCTCCGAAACGACCCAATGCCTTGTACATGCCTGGTGTTCCTTCTGGACGACGGGTTTTACCCCAGATGTCTTCGTAGATTTGTCGATCGTGTAATTTTAGTGTCTCTCTAATCCACGGATCAGTATTAGAGTTTGACGAGTAGGTAGAATACCCACCATACTTAGCGATTTCACGTAAGCACGGATCCTCGTAATTGTTTGGAAGCACGTCCTCGCTGGTGGTTGATCTGGTCTTGCCTGGACGCAGATGGAGTGTGTCAACTGAATGCAACTCCTCAGCTAAGACGGTAGTGTTTGTCGGTTCTTGAGTAAATCCTTCCATTCGCTCAAGATATGAAGTAGGCTCAACCCTGTGTCACAGGTAAAACTCGGTCGTTTTGCGC